ATTCCCGACTAAGAGAGAGGGTCTTCGGACCCTCTTTTTTTTATAAATAAGAATATCAAGAAATAAGATAGAGTTACAATGTCTAGACTTACTGGAAAAGGTGCAGGATCTCTTGCTGATGCATATGCTTCAATCTATGAAGGATATGGAAAGAAGAAGGAAGAGAAGAAAGGTGGAGATTGCACCGCAGCATCAGAGAAGAGCAAGCATAACTGCGCTAAGAAGGTCTGCCATGAGCAGTTTGGCGAAGGCACCTGTGTCCATGGACAACACTCTTTCCCTGACGAGAACGGGTTCGTAAGTCATTATGACGTTGAGTTCTCTCATGGCATCGAGCAGGCAGTTCCAGTAAGCGAGATGAAGGTCCTAGAGGAAGGATCTCATAATGAAGAGGCACATGAGGGAATGTATGACGGTGAGCAACTTGCTGAGGCTCCTGGTGCTGCTTCTATGATGAGTGGATCTAATACTGAGAGACAGAAACAAATTAATAAATCTGGTGGTAGAGATACTGGTCTTACCGCTAGAATTGGAAATGCTGTAAGAGATTTTATAAATCCACCTAGAAGCAAATCTGCTGATCCTGTTGTACGGAGAGGTGGTGAATATACTGCTTTTGGTGGTGGTCCAAAGTTTCCAAATAAAACCTCTAGCAATAATGCTAATTCTGCGGGGCAAAGAGGTTCAAATGGTGGAATGACTGATGCTCAAATTAAAGCAGCACAGGATAAAGCAAATGCAGATCGCCGTGCTGGTAAGATGTCTGATCTCCGTGGAACTCAAACAAAAACTATAAAACCAGAACCTGTACCTGTAAAAGAACCTGCAGCACCAGTAAAACCTGCAAAACCTAAACTTTCTGCTCAAGATCAGAAAACAAATGCAGAATATGATCGTTTGAGAAAGAAGAACCCTACAACTGGTAAAGTTGAAGGATCTGCCTCTGATCTCAAAAAAGCAGCAGATTTTGGTAAGGCTGCAGCAAAAGCAAAGTTTGGTGATCAAAAACCAAAGACTCCAAATCCTCTCCTTTCCAGAGGAGGAGATGACAGCATCGCCGCAATGAGACAGAGATCTCAAGAGCGTCAGAAGCAGCAGACATCAAGACTTGATAAGGCGCTGTCAGGTATCAAACCTGGTGCAGGAGTTCCTAAGGAAGATGTAGATCTCTTCGACCTTGTTAAGGGGCACCTAATCGACGAAGGAGCGACTGCAGAAGAGGCAATGCAGAAGATGATCTCTATGACCCAAGAAGAGATCCTGACGCTTGCTGAGAACCGTCGTGCTGCCCGTGCTGCTGGTGGTTATAAGGATGACTCTAAGAAGCAAACAGATCCATCTAAGGAAGGATTTACTGGCATCTCTGGTAGCATCAAAGATATTATGAGACAGAACAAAGAGATTGAAGCACGCAATAAGAAGAAGTAATATAAAATTACATAATTCTTCAGGGGGGTTGACAAACCCCCTTTTTTTGTCTAGACTAGGTTTGTCACGGTTAAAGATAAATAATAGCTCATAAGATTATATAATATGAGTTATGAAAATCCTTGGTTATACATGGAACGAACTTTTGATAGTGACTCTATTGGGGACTACTTTGGGTTTGTTTACCGTATTACCAATAAGTTCAACCAACGACAGTACATTGGGAGAAAATATTTCTGGTCATTTAGAAAACCTCCTGGAAAGAAAAGAAAAGTCAAACAAGAGAGTGATTGGAAGCGGTATTACGGATCTTGTCCAGAATTAAAAGAAGATATTAAAAAGTATGGCAAAGAGATCTTCAGTAGAGAAATATTGAGTCTTCATACTACAAAAGGTATATGTAATTATGAAGAAACGAAACAACTGTTTCTAAATAATGTGTTGTCAGAGTCTCTTGACGATGGTTCGCCAGCGTACTATAATAGTAACATTCTAGGACGCTATATGCGAAAGGACTATGGAAACTTTGGAGAAAACTCTTCGACTGACACATGATTGGGCAGTCGATAGAATGCATTACCTTTGTTCTGGTGATACCTTCGATCTTGAAGGTATAGACAATGCTTGTGCCATTCAAAAAGAATTCTCCGAGTGGTTAAGCCCAGAAAAAGATGATCAAGAGGTCATTTCCCTGGAATACATAGGAGATCAGGAAGATGAAGGAAATGTTCAAATCTACGAACTTTAATAAAAAGGTTCTAGAAAGAGTTAGAGAGTTAACAAATCAAGGTAAACATATAGAAGCAAGCGCACTGTTTAACAAAATTTTTCCTGATTTTGCTAAATAAAGCTGCCTTTTGTTTTTCATAGATGCCAGAAGAAGTAAAGAAAGAGGAACCTAAGAAGAAGGGTCCTCTCGGCAAACTCAAAGAAAAAGTTGATGATGCCGATGAGCAACTTGCTATTCTTTCTACTTTTGTGCGCTTGGGAATCTTAGTATGGTCTGGTGGAATTTTAACTCTTGCGTACATTAAATTACCCCCTGCACTGGGAATTCCCGAACAGAAACTCGATCCAACTTTCATAGCCTCCGTGTTCACTGGAGTTTTAGCTACTTTTGGTGTTCAGACTGCTAAGAAAAATGGTGACAAAAATGGAGGAGGCGGCGGAGGAATCTCCAAAGCAGACATGGAAAAATTGATTGAGAAAGCATCACAAACTGCTCCTGCTCAAACAATTAGAATTGAGCAAGGTCCTGTTCAATTAACTCAGGCACCTCCAAAATCCGATGACACTTACAAGATGTAATTATGCAAACACTAATTAATGTACTCGCACTGTCGTCTTTTGCTGTATCTGCTGCCGTTGTTGGTGGTGGTGCTTATGTGTATCTTAACAAGGATGCTATGATCGAAGACGCTAAAGAAAAAGTTGCCGCTGCTGCTACTGAAGCAATTGCAGGTGCTTTACCAGGAATGCTAGATGCTGCTATGCCTTCGATGCCAAAGGCAACGGGTGGTGCTATTCCTATGGGAGAATCTGGTCCTTCAGTTCCTAAGTTACCATGAGTTCCAACGCTACTCCAAAAAAACCTTTTAAATGGGTTGTGCTGACGATCGGCACTTTATTTGGAGTAGCACATATTGGTATTCTTGGTCATGTTCTGAATGCCAAAAAAATTCCTATTATCAATCTTCCTGTAGGAGACTATACGTCTTATACTGTGATAGCAGGTGAGAATGGATATCGAATTCAATACAATGCGAATGATCCCAAAGTATTAGGTGTTCGTAAGCATATTGACAAGGAAAATGGATTCTTTGGTATTGGCGGTAATTCAAACGTTATAACAGAAGAAGAATATACAATGGATGGTGCCCGCCATATGGGTGGAGGTGCTGAGGGAAAGTTGACTGCTCAACAACTCGAATGCGTCAAAGCGGAAGGCGCTGGAGAATCGACAGGAAGAATGGTCGGTGCTAGTGTCGGAGCAGGAATTGCACCTGTGTTTACGAGTATTCCTTATGTTGGTTGGTTGATCTCTGGATGGGCAGTCATGCTTGGACAAGATACTGGCGCTGACATTGGGGGAGATATTGCAACAATGATGGGAGATTGCGATGAAATTTGACTTAACGATGGAGGATTTTACAATCATCCATAATGCGCTTCATTACTACAAAAAAACTGAGAAAAGAGGCAACTTTCAACAGTATGATGAAGACCGTATTAACGCACTTAGGGACAAGTTAGCATATCAACTTATTCCATCTGAAGAGAGTAATAGGGGAATATAGATAGTTACATATGCCTGTTTGCATATGAAAAGACTAAACACATTCGCTTTAGGAATCACGATTTCGATCATTGATTACCTGTATCGAGGAAGAGATTATCAGAGATTCTGGGTGCTTGAGGAGATTGCTCGGGCACCTTATTTTGCGTTTTTGAGTGTTTTACATTTCAGAGAAAGTATGGGACTTCGCGGTCCTGAGCACATAGATCTCATGATTCAACACTTCGAGCAGAGTATCAATGAAACATCACATCTGGAATATATGGAAAGTAGGAGCGGTAATCGTTATTGGATTGATCGTTTCTTTGCCAAGCACCTCGTCCTTATCTATTATTGGATCAACGTGGTTTATTATTGGGTGGCTCCTCGCGCTGCTTACCATCTCTCCTACGAAGTAGAGATTCATGCTGCCGCAACGTATGCCAAGTATCTTGCAGATAATGGACATGATGACAAAATCCTTGAAATTTTGAATGATGAGTTAGAGCATTCGAGAGAACTACAAAATGCAATCGAGAAAGTAATATGAATCTTTTACTGCGACCACTTAATGATGTTAATGATGTAACTTGGAGTATCATTATTTCTCTATTGATACTCCTTGCTGGAGTTGGTTACTACATATATACAATTATGAAACTCGCTTTTGAGGAATTGGAAGATGAGCGACCTGACGAATAAGGATTCGGAACAAGACGCCAAACTTGCTGTATTAGAAAGTAAGATTGAAAGTTTTCGTGAAAGAATTTATGCCCTAGAAGCAGAAACATCTGGTGTTTCTGTTATCAATAGTACTCTAGAGAATGCTATTCGTCGGATTGAAATGGTCCATCAACGTATTGATAGGACTGAAGAAAAACTCAGCGAGTTACGTGGAAGAATCCGCAAAACAGAAATGTGGATTGCAGGTGCTGGTGCTGTCATTGCAGCAGCAACAACAATTATAGGTATAGCAGTATCAGTAGAATCACAGGAGATGAACTATGGGAGCGATGACACCGCCAAGCAGGAAATCGTGCTACAACTTCAGGGTAGTTGAGATAAACCGTGTTGTTGACGGCGATACTATTGATGTCACCATTGATCTTGGGTTTGACTTATTCAAGAAAGAAAGAGTTAGAGTTGCAGGCGTTGATACGCCAGAGAAGAGGAC